AGACCTGGAATAAATTTAGATACAGTTACTGAAATTTTAATTATTGATAGATTTGAACAAGATATTGAAAAGCAAGTAACTCCACTGGTTATAAATGACAGATTAGATATTATTGAAGCATATTTATCTTTACCAGCAAGAGATAAACGAGCTATTTATGGTGCGTGGGATGATAATTTTGGAAAATATGGTATTTCTTTAAAGATGAAAAGTTATTGTCAGTTTTGTGGTAAGGATGAACTATTTGATATTGATCTAGTGGAAAGCTTTTTTCGTTCACTGTATTCAGCCAGATGAGGTCGATAAATTTCGACATCAATTTGCTGAAGAAATCTATGTTTGTATGGAACTTAGTCAACAATCTTATGTAGACATCTCAATGATGCCTTATAAGAGGATGACTGATTATTTAAAATGGAAGACAAAGTTGGAAGATGAAAAAACTAAAAAATTTCAAGAAGCTACCATAAAAAAAGGAAAGCATGGCAAACCTATTAGATAGATTTAATACAGCTGTAGTAGGAGCACGAGGTAAGATTGCAGACTATTTGCCAAGAGTAGGAGTTTCTGGAGATTTTAAACGAGTAACTGATATTGAAACTATTTTAAATTCATGGACAAATATTTTAGTTACTCCTACTAGGTCATATCTTTGGGATCCACTTTATGGTAGTGACCTTTACAAAATGGTATTCGAACCTGCTGATGAAAGAACAGTTGAAAAGATAAAACAGGAAGTATATGATAAACTAACTAGATATGACGATCGAGCTAGTATTACAGACATTGAAGTTTTGTTTGGAAATAGTTCTAAAATATTTACCGTTAATATTTCTGCTACATATAAAGATAAACCTGCTAAACTTTCAGTGGTTATTGATGAATCTGTATACTTTAAATTTTTTGATACAACTGGTTAATGGAGAAAATGTATCATGGATGAGTTAACAAAACAAATTATTATAGAAGCTGCAAAAGATTCATTAACGGATCTTGTTCTTGAAAGTCCTTTATTATATGAAAAATTAACTTTCAGAGAGCACGTTGGTTTACTAGATTTTGTTTCAAACATTACATATGAAGATGTATGTTCAATATTAACAGAAGATATAAAAGCTTTTGAAGGTAAATTTAAAAAATTCTTAAAATATGGACTCGCTGGAATAGTTTCTATGATTTCTGGTTTTGGTCTTACTGGTCCAATGTTTGCTCTATATATGTTTAGGAAAGCTAGCGACCCATGTGAACAAGCATGTATAACAAAATATCCTTTGAGCAGACAAAAGAAAATTTGTAAGTTGAGATGTCAACATGCAGCTACAAGAAAAATTATAGCCGAATTAAGAGAAGAAATTACTAGATGTAACGAATTCCCTAATCCTAAAAAATGCATGCAAAAATTACAAAAGATATATATTACATGGGCAAGAAGATTTCAAGAACTTACAGTGAAGTTAAGACAAGCAGAAGCTGGTCTTGGAGAGCAAACTAATTTAGATAAGTATGCAACAAAGTTAATAGAGAATTTAGGATTAAGTAAACAGAAAATTTTGAAAATAATAGAAGAAGATTCTTTTATTAGAAAATCTTTGGTTTTTAAAGATCAATTACTATTATATGAAGCAATAAAAAATGTAAAAGAACAACAATTTAGAGTAGATCCTGACATAGCAAAAACAGATGAGGAAGACCCAACAAAATCATCTAATTGGAATAAGGTAATTGAACTTGTTCTCGCAGCTGCAGCAACACCAATTCCAATACCAGGATTAACTTTAGCAGTATTGTATATTTTTAGAAAACTTACTGATAAATGTTTAAGAGCATGTGTTCAACAACGAAAATATTCTCATGATTTATGCTATGCACAATGTAGATATAATTCATCAAAGAAAGCTGTTCAAATTTTGGAGATGAATTTAAAGAAATGTGTAAGAGATGAAAAACCAAAGAAATGTTATAAACAGGTTTTTAGATTATTAGAAAAATGGAAACAAGATGAAGCAGAATTTAAAATAAAATATGAAACAGCCTTAGCTAGTGAGAAAGCCAAATTTGAAGAAGCAAAAAGAAAAGAACAGGAGAAAGCACAAGGGCAACAATAATGCAAAAATATGAGAGACTTTATTACTATATTCATGAATATCAACATTTGCTATACGATTTTTATAGCAAAAGTGCTGTACCTTTTCTTTGTACATATTTGAATTTTGACATTAGAAATATAAACTGGGAAGATGAAAAATTGCTTGGTGGACCATATGAGTGGGAAGATGAATATTCTACAGGTTTAAAAAGAAATAAGATCCTTTTATTACCTGTTTTTTTTATTGAAGAATATTCTACTGCTTTTGATGCTCAAGATATTGGCTACGTCAAAATTAACGAGAGTAGTTGCGTTATCCCAAGCACATACGGATTTATTCCATATCCACAAGATGTTTTAAAACCCGAACAATCATATATGAAACCAACCAATGATACATACCCATGTTTTACTGTGACTGGTGTTGAAATATTACCAAATACTGATAGAAGATTTTGGAGATTAAAACTAGAATCGGCTACTAATCCATTTACTAAATATGAGGCTCATACTAGTAATGTTTACTCATATGTTGATTATGACAAAAAAATTCATAGCTTAGAAGATTCACAATTCATGGCAAAATTACTTTCAAAAAATGAAGAATTACGATGTAATTTAAAAACTTTATTTGATGAGAGATCTGGATTTTACTATATATAAAAGGATATAAAGGATGGCAGAGACACAATTATCTAGTCAGATATACCTATCTCGTGAGTCTATTAGAAGACAAATTTCAGATGAAGTAAAGAATTATTTAGAATTAGAGAATGTAGATCTTACGAAGTCATCATTCTTAACATTCATGATTGATATAGTTTCTACATTAACAGGAAATTTATTATTCTATCAATTATCTACATATCGTGAGTTTTTCTTGACAAAAGCACAACTACCAGAATCTATTTTAAATTTAGCTGCTTTCTTAGGATATAATACTGCAGAAGCAACGTCAGCTGTAGCTAATATTTTAGTAACTGTACCGTTTGGTTTTGACGATCCATTGGCTGTATTTACAATTCCAGAAAACTTTACATTCTCAGCTGATAATGAAATAGATTTCAAAACATATTATACAATTACTGTTACTGTAACTAATAATGCTAGTGTTACAGTTCTTTATGAAGAAGCTAATAGAAGATTTAATCTTCCTGTTGATATTGCTGCAGATAGAGAAAGTTTTAGTTTTGCACTTCCTTTGAGACAACAAACAAGTACAGTTCAAGAGTTTCAGATTGATAGTGATATTAGAGAGTATCAATTTGTTATTCTTGATGTTCCTATTGATGGACAAGTATCAAGTTTGGTTGTTGAAATTCAAGAACCTGGAGACCCGGGTTATACTATATGGGACGAATTTCAAAGTTTATACTTAATGTCATCAACTGACAAAGGTTATGTTTCCAGACGAACAGATACTGGAAGAAAATTAACATTTGGAAATGGACTAATTGGAGTTCAACCAGCACCAGGATCAACTGTTAGAGTTACTTCATATATTACAGAAGGAGCAGATGGTAATGTAATTGCTGGTTCAATTAGAACTGGGGAAAGAATCTATTTAACAACATTAGCAGGAATCAGACAAGTAGTTAATTATGATGTTATTAATACTACTCCTGCTTTTGGTGGGGTAGATGAAGAATCATTAGAACAAGTTAGAGCAAATGCTATTAAATCTATAACCACTCTTGAAAGATTGGTAAGCGAGAATGACTATAAGAATATAAATTTGGTGCTTCCACCACTACCTCTAGCACAAAATTCTTTGCCTGTATTAAAAAGGTCTGACCTTCAAGTTAATGAAATTGAATTATTTAGTGGTATTCTTTATGGTACATCAGAAGAAGAAGTTGAAAATATTGTGCCAATGAGAAATGTGTATGTAACTGTTCCAGCAGGTACTACTAGTATTCCTAGAGGAACAACAATAACTCTTGGTGATTACGAATACTATACTCTTTTTGATTTATCAATTGAAGAACTAAATTCGGTTGCTTACTATAAGTATATTATTTACGAAATAGAACTAACTCCTGCATTAGAAACTAGTTATTCTTCAACATATGATCTTTATGCAGATTCTCTTTTAATATACAAAACAGGAACAGAAGGAAAATTTAAACTACAATATAAGTCTTCTGAAGTAGATGCTTCTTTAGCTAGTTGTGAAATGGTAATTGAATCTAGCGGGTCTATCAAAGATATGACTAATTATAATGATGGAACCAATAGTTATTTTATCTATTCTTTTAATCCTTACACAGATATTCCATCTGACGAACAAGTTGCTGAATTTACTATATATGACCCAAGTAACAACCCAGTAGCTAAATATAGAAATACTTTTACATTTACAAGAAACTTAGATACATTTATGCGTTCAAATGTAGTAGGAGATTCAACATCATTAATTGTATATGATATTCCTGTAATTGAAAAAGAGTATTACGATGGTGTTAATAAACGTAATTTTGAGTTAGTAGTTTTGCAAACCATTGTTACTGAAATGGATTTATCTGATAGAAGAATGTTAACAGATTTTACAAATATAAAGTTTACAAATACACAAGGAATTCTTGAAAATATAAAGTATAATCCTGTAACAAGAAGTGATGTAATTGATATAGTAAATACTTTACCTGTTGCTCCTGCTGTTGGTGATAGATATATATTTACAGGGTCAGGAGATAATCAAGACGCTATAATACGATGTATTGACGCAACAAACGTATCCTTTTACTATGAACAACCATCTATTGATACGATCGTCTATGTAACTAATCTGGGTGAAAAATACATATACTCAGAGAGAGGGTGGATAACAATTCCTAATTATACAATTCCTCTTGATATTGAAGTTGAAGTATTTAGAGAACCAACTTATAGTGGAACATTAAATGATATGGTAACTACTGTTCGTTCAACATTATATGAAGCTTTTAAGAGTAGATTTGGAACTAATGCTGAACTATATAGATCTGAAATAATAGATGTAATTCATAATATTGATGGCGTTAGTCATTGTAGAGTTAGAAAACCAGAAACTAGTATCTTCTTTAAATTTGAGTTAAAAACTCTAACACAAGATCAGTTATTACGATATGGTCCAGAGTATGTGTATTTTACTGAGGACAATATAACTGTTAAGGTGATATAATGGAAGAATTACTTAAAAAAGCAAAAATTGACTATCAATCATTAAAGTATGATCTCAATAGAACGGTAGCATTTAATTTGAGTTCATTAACTGAACCATGTTTCTATCCTGATATGAAAAAGAAATTTTATGATTTTCTTGCTCATTGTAAATTAACAGAACAGGATATGAGAGATTTTACTAAAAGAAGATGGAAAGGAACTATATATCTTAAATATAATCTTCATATTATTGTAGACCCAATTACAAACTTTTATATCTTTTTAATGCAGTATTTCTTAAAGAAAAGAGATGCATCAGCATATAAGAATATGATGCTTTTTCATTACATTCGTGATTATGCAAACTTAATGAATAAGGGTTTAAAAAACTACTGTAATCCAGATGCTTTTAAGTATGCTCTTGAAATTCTTACAAAAAATCATTTATTTATTAGAGAAGGTACTATTGGAAATGCTTTGTATTATTTATCTATGGAAGGTATAAAACAATGGACAGAAGTTATTGAAAAAAATGATTTAGATGGAATTGCAAAATTTATTAGTGGAAGTAGACATAGAGTTTCACAAAGTTTAAAAAGTTTTCTTGAAACATATTATCAATCACAAGAAGAAGGTTCTGGTTTTAAACCAACGCTTGAACCAACAGAAGATGAAGAAAATCTATATCAAAAGGAAGTAACTGAAAAAGTTAGTAGACAGATTGAAAATGTTATACGAAAGCTTACTGTATATAAAACAATAGATATTAAAGCTCAAGAAGAATCTAGAGATTTAAGTAAAATAAATGCTTCTCTTGCGACATCAATTGCAAGTGGTTTAGGAGATACCAAATATATTGATAATGTAAGAATTATTTTAAAACTATTTTCAAAGAATTTAACCGCTGCAAATCAACTTTGTGGTAAACCATTTTATGATTTTGTAAGAACATTAATGTCTATAAAAAGAACCAGATCAAGGTTGTTTTTTAAACAACAAATTAATATCTTATTGTTAGACATCTTAAGTAGAAAAAGATATAGAAGTACTTATGAAAAGTTAACTCCACAAACTCAATTCTTGATTAACTTATATTTGGCATACTATATAACAATATCATTTAGAAATACAGTTTGTTAATCAAGAGTAGAAAAAGATTCATAATCTGGTTCTGGATATACTTCTTTAGTAACTTTTTGTGATGTTAATTTAGCCTCTTTTACTACCTTGTCTGACTCAACTCTTGCCTTATATACTTCTGGAGATGGTTTTTCTTCCGTTACCCACATTTGTTTATTTGTGAACAATTCTTGTGGGATATCTATTACTTGTGAAATACCTGACTGAACTGCTGATAATTGACTAAATAGTTTTCTACTTGATGAATATTTAGATTCTCTAAGATTATCAAGATATTTTCTTAGTGTTGGTCTACTACCTTGAACTCTACCTTTTTCTTCAAGAACCATACTTGTAAATAATCCAGCAAAGTCAATTCTTACATCAACTAATCCTAAACGTTGATTATGACCAACTTGGTGTTGGTCTCCACCTTTTGTAACTGTAACGTTTGTTATAACAGCAGGGTCTAAAGAAAAAAGTCCTTTAGAAACAACTGTATGAAAAAATGGATAATTAAATGTAAAACCATTTTCTGTTGCTGGTAGAGCTAAAGACAAAATTATTGCTAGTGGATAAATAATATATTTTAGAGTTGACTCTTCTTTTGATGGATTTGGGTTCCATAATCTTATTGTTAATGAATATGATGGTGTAAAAGCGCTGTTTCTCCAAACCATTGGAAAATCTACTCTATGATTAGATGCTAATCCTTTAGCAACCATTAATCCCCCACCAATAGTTCTTCGTAATGAGTTATCACTTTCTTCCATTTTTCTAATAAAATTTTTAGATGCAACTCCAGCAGACATAGCCATTCCACCACCTTGTTTCATAAGTTCTCCGGGTACTCCTCCTACTGCTTCACCTGCTTCAATAATACCTTGTCCTGTTTTTCCTAATGCTTCAAAAATATCTCTACTTCCTGTTATTTGAACTAAATCTCCAATACCTTGAGAAGCAACGTCTGTCATTTTCTGTAGGAAGGTTTCTCCATATTCATTAGTAAACGAATCACTTGGAAGACTATCAGCCATATATGCAAAACGCAGCGGTTTGCTAGGAACAGAAAACGAACCATCTATATTACGTAATATTGACTCATATCTTTCCCAGTCGGGAAATACTGCGAACAATGTTAAACCGCTTTGAAAATATGGTTTACAAGGCTGAACTTCTATAACAGGCATGCTATTTATAATTTCTGAGTCACTAACGTGAGTCCTTGGTGGATAACCAATAGTGTTATTTAAAAAATCCATTCTACCTCCTTTAAACTACATTACTTTGAAAAAGCCATCCTACATCTTTATTACCAGAAGATGCTGTTGCTCCACCAACTCCACCTATTCCACCTCCACCAATTGTTGTGCTTGATACAACATTTGAACTGGTTGCAACAGAATTTCTTGTATTACTAATCTTTATATCATTTCCTAGATTTTCAGTTACTTCTTCTAACTTTTCAACTAGTTCTCCTGCAACTTGTGAGTTTGCATAATTTTGTGCATGAAGAAGTGCCATTTCTTCATTATGTTGTTGT